TCCTTAGTGTTCCAGCAATTCTCAAGGTTTCTGGATGCCATAATTAACATCCCTAATATACATTGCTTGATAATCAGCATATTCCAGACTTAATTTAGTCTTTTCTTCCCATTTTTTACAAAGTTTTTCATAAATAGGAAGGTACTCTTTAGGAAACTTTAAAGTTGCACCATCAGTATTAGTTTGAAGTAAAGTTGATTCTGGAATATTAAGTAATAAATCTTCTACAAGCATGGTTATTAATAATTGACCATTGATTGTAGTTTGCATGGTATATTGAGAATCAAATAGCCAAGAGTATTGACTATTACTATTCAGTGTTATTATCTTATAGACTCTTTATTCTATAATTCTATATATTACTATATAGCTTAGACTATATCATCATGATTAAAATCATGCAGGATGCTCGTGTTACCATTACTATCCTCCATATTATTAGGTAGGACTCGGGTATTAGTCGTTGAACCTTCAAAAGTATTACTACTTAAGCTAGGCTGCTGATTGTCCTCACAGACTGTGATAGGAGTTCCCAGCAATTCTTCCTGTTTTTCAACATCAGTCTCCTGATGAAGTGGCTTATAACTAAATATTAAGTTTTTATAAGGGGTATTAAATTTACAAGCAGTTTGTATATTAGATGATTTAAGAAAAGTCAAAGGGCATCCCATTCTTTTAGTATAAAATCTACTTTTAATAGGTAAATTATTATCTTTAGTTAGAGACCATTCTTGGAGATCTATAGTAGATCTCCATTTGCCTAAAAATTTTAAACTTATATCATATACATACACATTAGGATACTTATTTCTAGTATTCTCTATTTTCTTTTTTCTAGAATCTAGTACTGCTCTAGTTATTGTTTTCTTGACTTGTAGATAAGATGTATCTTTAAGTTTAAGACCTTTATTCCATGATGTTCTAGAACTTAAGATCTTTTTTACATGATCCAATTCTCCAGATTTATATTTTCTAATCATAGTTTGTCTTCTCTTTTCTATAGCCTCTTTAGACATATTTGGGGTACCTGAAGCAAGAGGATTAATATTAAATCCTTTCTTTTTATCTAGTACATTAAGTTTATTTATCCAAATCTGTTCTTGTACTAATGAAAGATCTTTAGTACATATTTCTACTATAGAAAACTCAAAATTATCTTCACCATATTTATTCCAAGATCTTTGTAAATATAGATTTTTATGTTTACCAGATCTTAATCTATTAATATGATGTTGATATCTTTTCACAAAAGTCATTGTTGTACTACCTATATAAAGCTGATTAGTAATACAGTTTTTAATCTGATATACTCCTTGTTTTAAAAACTCTAATGGTTCTACTAATATCTTCACAATATTTGTTTTGACAAATATACTTAAAGAGTTAGTAAATACCAAATTAATATTTAATTATTTTCTCAACCATAAGTTGCATTAGCTGCTTCCTTAAATCCTTCAATAATTGCCATGTCTTTATTCTCAGTCTTTCTCTTCTCAGCTAATCTGACATCAACAATGTTTTCTTTATAAACTTTAAAGAACGTTTTTCCAAGATGGGCCGGAAACATTTCATTAACGCACGCAATACTAGGGTATAGAGATGCAACATCAAAATCCTTTATAATAAACCGGTCATCTGCCTTATAGATTCCTGCTTCTATACATTGATGGATACCACCCATACCATAATAAAACGTAACTCCTTTATAATTAAGTTCATATGAGAAACCATCTCTAGTATTATAAATGATAGTTTTCTTAACCATTTCAAAAAACTCTTGAAGTTCAGAGGTTTGAAAACTGATATAAGGAAATATAATTTCACTTACTTTAATACTAGTTCTATTGGTTCTTAGATATCTTACGTTAGATGATTCTTGACCAGAAAAGTTACAATAAAGTTTTAACAATAATTCACTTCCTAATCTAGTATTAGAATAACTAAGACAATCTAGTTTATATTTTCTTTTAATACTTTGCCTAACTGTTAAAAGAGGTTTGGATAATTGAAATACTTTTTTAGTTGATTTAACGTCATTAATACAGTAGCTTTTAATTATTTCAATTTCTTCAAGAGTTTTTACCTCATGAGTATGACTTATAGGCATTTCTTGGACATTAGGCCAATCAATTGAAAACTGTATCCATTTTACATTTATGTTAACTAACACTTTCATGTTAGATCAGACTATATCATTATATTTATAAAAGAGTATTAGAAAGTCTAAGTTTATACAGTTTACTTGCTTTTTTATCAAATTTTGGAATTTTATTTATTCTTTTATGAATATTAGAAACTTCCATGTTATAATATAAAGCACAATCTTTAAGACTATTAAACTGATTAACTAAATTATCATTAAGATCATATACATAAACAGATACTATATTTGATGATGGTTTATTAGATTTTAATCCTTTATTCCATGGTTTAAATAAAAGAGGCTTGTATCCAAAAAAATAATCTTTTTTATATATAAATCCTAAATTTAGATTTGTCTTACATGTAGATTTATTTTTAATAGATTTTCTAACTACTGATGGTTTTATATTATAAAATTTAGAAGCGTATCCAGTAGATACAAATTCCTTAAGAATAGTTCCTTTATTATCAATAGCTAATATTGGATCATAGCCTTTACTTTTTAACATTTTAATTATGCTTTCCTCAGTACATTTATAACCTTTATTATTTTCTGCTTTAGGTTTAATATTATAACCTAACTTAAGAAAATCTTTATTTAAACCTTTAATATAATCATCTGCTTTTAATAGAGTATCTAAATAGTGTTGTTCTCTATTTAATATATCAGAACATTCTTCAATAATATTAAAAGTAAAAACAGTACTTCCATATTTATTCCAGGATTTCTGTAAATGAACAGAATGATGAATTCCTTTATTTAATAAATAAATATGATCAGTCCATCTTCTAGAAATATCATATGAAGAACCAATATAGATCTTTTTGGTAATTTTATTTTCTATTTTATATACTCCTTGCATGATTTGTATTTTATACAAATATACATATAAATATATTCCCTCTTTCATTTTGCAGGATTATCTTACTACAAAATTACTCCCTTTCGGGATAGTCGTTGCTCCTTTTTCCAGACTGGAAACTTGGATCAGGATTATCTAATTTTTAACCTTTTTACCTTCTCTGAGTAATTACTTCAGCCCTTATCTATATTACTATGATAAGTTGGTAGTTAAAACTCTAAAGATTTTCCCTGAGTTAAAGGAATTTATAAGTACGCTAATTAACTAACGAACTACGCTTATTTGCGTTATCCCAATGATTGGTTTTAAACACATCTATTTGAGGAATCTGCATTTTATTTTCAGAAAACTCTTGAAATTCTCCAGCATTGGATAACTGTATTACATGTTGGGCCCGTTTATAAATCCTTCTTGCAATATCATCTCCGTTATTAGGATCTGGGATAGCACCTTTTAAAATCCATTCAGTAATTTGGGCATCAAAAGCTAACCCGTTAAAACTAATATGATAGTCTTTTTTATCACGGCAATCTCTAAAGAAATATACCAATGGTAGGAAATCATTTACTAATTCATGTATTACAAATACTTTAGTTTCATCAGTAGCATAATTTTCCGCTACTAACATACTACAATTAGATAATGTTTCCCAGTCAATAACCCATGCATCCATAATTAATATATAAAATGGGAGGACATTTCTATCCTCCCATTAATGATTAGTCTTGAGAACCTGTAAGAATTATTCCTCCAGGGGTAGTTGTTTCATTATTAGTTGCTTTTAATAACTCAGGTTTAAATTGTTGATCTAAACCTTCAGATACTTTAATTTCAAAATAAGGTTCTACTTCAAAACTTTTAGCATTAATTGCAAAATGATTGATAAAATCAAGAATATCTCGTTTATTAAGAATTAGATATTCTTGATAAGTTTCAAAACTTACACGTTGTTCCCTATAAAGTTTTCCACTTACACTTGTTTTATCAGCCATTTCAAAAACAGGTTTATTGTTTTTATCAAGTAATGGTTGTCCAGGAGTAGCAGGATCAGATACCATTCTTTTTATCTTTTTATCAATTGGACCCGCTGCACCATCTTCATCTAGTCTTGGTAAGAAATGGAAAGTTTCTTTCTTTTCTTTACCAACAACAATAAGAAGTTTCTTTGCTGTTTCAAACATACATTCCACATAAGGACAGTCTGAAGTTGCAGGGATCATTCTAAATGATGGAAAGTCACTCCATTCAGAGTGAATTAATAACATGTTTTTACTCATAATATGGTAATTAATTGGTTAGTATTTAATTTAATAATCTCTGGTGTAAATGTTAATTCTTCTTTTGTAAAGTTTGGAACATCAGCAAGTTCCCCTGACTCTTTTAATACAGATATTGGTACTCCTAATATTTCACTGTAAAATGGATAATATTTTTCAGGGTATAAATAACTAGTTACATGAGGGAGGAATTTAGAACGCGCGTAATAATTTTTAATATGTTGTTTTAAAGGTGCTGAAAGCTTAGAATACTTTCCTTTTAAGAATGCATCCCAAGATGTTTTAAAATCACTCATATCAAAAATAAAAATACCTTGTTTTTGCTGACCGTCACCAGGACCTTCTACAAATTTATCAAAATATTTACTACCAAATAATTTATGTTTCTGTATGTTTAAAAATTCATTATCATTACGTAAATAGTAATGACAAATTAGCTTACAATCTTCTTGTTTGATGTTATCTTTCCAAGAAATGTAACTTTGAATAGGGGTGACACTGCCACCCCTAGGAATCTCCAGTACAGGATATAAGAATACCCTTGATTTTTGAAAATAATCTTTATACACTTTATTCATTACTAACTGATATTTAAAGTATTACATCTCCTATAAGAAATTCATAGGGTAAATCATATCTTTTTGAGTTATAATGATAATCTACTTTTTTTAATATGTCTTCAAAATTATCTATCCAGAGTTGTAAAGTTGTACTACAAACTTTAAAAGTATAAACTTGTTGGTACTTATCTATAACAATGAATGAGAATTTTACATGCCAATCATGACCCAAACTATATGAAGCCTTGATAATTTTAACATACATGGCTGCTTGCATCCAGTATTTATAAAATTCAACTGACTCTTTGAACTCTGCTAATGTTTTGCCTGAGGTCTTTAAGTCATTGATGTAAAGTGTTCTAGTAGTGACATCCATGGCAAAATTATCTACTTGTCCGTGTAATCCATAAGGTTTTCCTTTTAGATCTACTTTAATAAATTCCTCATTTAACATGGGAAGTTTTCCAAAGCCATTAAGCAATTCACTGGCTGTGGCATCATTCTTTACCAAGGATGCAGACGTGCTACATCTAAGGTATGTTTCCTGATCAATCACAGTTTTGGTTCCTTTAATGCACAGGAATTTCCAATATGATTCATTTTCATCAGTAACAATTTTTGCTATCCGCTGTTCATCTGTCTTTAAAGATTGATGTAGGTTAATAGCAAGAAGCTCCTCAACAACCTCATAACCATAAATAGATAATGATGATGCAGATAAAATATTAGGAGTTTCTGTTTTTGAAACTTTATAGAAAACATTATTAATAACTTTCCGTACATTGTCTGAAGGTAGATCTGTAGGAGATATTATAAAGTTATCATTAAATTTACTTTCTTCTAAAATCAACGCATGAATTACTTTTCCATCCACTAAATGGGTGTCTAACCGTTCTTCTTTTTGTTTGAGTATGTACTGCTTATAAAATAATGCAGGACTGTATAGCAAAAGATTAATGCTAGAATAACTAAATCTAAATTCTTTATTATAAAATTCATTTTCTAAAATTATTGGGTCCTTATCTTCCATGGTCTATATTTGGTATTAAAAGTTTAATGTTGCTAAGTGTTAGTTGATCATGTTCTTTAAGTAATGAGAGTTTATATTCCATACTAAGTGCTGTAGGGCATTTTAATGGAATGTATTGTAATAGAGATTTAAAATTTAAGTTTTTCTTTTCATTTTGAAGAATAGGATAATGATTATCAATTAATTCTAAAATATATACTAAATTTGCATTATAGTTAGAATTAGCCATGATTTCCATAGCTAATGATTGAGAACCAGGGTCATCACTTGTAAACATTGAATCCAATTGTTCATAACTTTCTTTAGTTATTGTTGGATTTAAATTATTAACTGCTGAAATTAAATATTTAGGCTCAATAAATTTACCAGCAGCCTCATACTTTAAACAACGTTTAAAAAGATCTAAATCTACAATACGTTCTTCATAACTTGTATGAATAATTGTACTTTCATCTAATTTTAAGTATTCATTAGAAAGTAAAGATTTAATACTACCATTAATAAATAGAAATTTATATTTACTATTTTTAACTGTTTCTACTATATTAGGATGATTATTGATTAAATCTTTTTCAAAACGCTCTAAAAATCTTTTACAAGATATTTTATACATTAGGTTACTTATTTTATTATTATCATATTGTAAATGTGATTTATCAATAACAAAATAATCTGCTTCATTTGGATCACTAACCTTTTTAATATTATATTTTTTCAAAAATGCTTTTAATTTTATAGAAGATATTTTACATTTTTTATTAATAAAAATAGTCTTAATATTAGTTAGATCTGGAGACTCATTAAATTTAAATATACTATAATCAATATAATTACCATAGTCATTATACTTAAAATTTAAATCAGGAAAATAATTAATAGTTTCAAAATTATAACTATTAGGTGTAATTAACATTACATCTCTATATAAATCTGTATCTGGACTATCATAATTAAATTTTTCTTCTAAATTTAAAAGTAAACCTGTTCTATATCTCTTCATTTTCATAGTCTTCATCTTCATCTTCATCTTCATTTAATTCTTCTTCATATTCTTCAAGTTCACTATTAACTATAGTTGATCCAGAGTTTTTAGTTTTTATAAAATCAGGATTAAAATGTTTAAATCTTTCTGATAATGTTATATTAAAATTAAATAATGGATTATTAAACGTACCCAATTCTACATTAGCTATATGATTAATCAAACTATTAAATATTTCAGGTGTTAATTGATTTTTAGTACTAAGATGTTCTATAATATCAGTATTATTTAAACTATTTAACATTCCAAATTCAGACTGTTCTACAAATAATCTAATATTCTTAAATCTACTTCTAGAAAATGTACCATAATATTTTTTAGATAATCTCCATATGTTGTATGTAGAATTTTTAATATCACAGTTGGCAATGATTTCTCTTGCTGTTGATATGTTATCTTCCATTCCAGATTCTAACATTGATACAACACTATCATAAATTTCATCTGTTATTATAATAGATGTATTACACTTTTCAGTTAATGTTTTTTCATTAATGATAGGTAATTTCTTTAATAAACAATTATATAAAATTTTAGCTGCCGCAGGAGTAATAAAATATTCAGATTCATTGTATTTACCTGTTGAAACTAAAATATTTGATGCGCTTCTTTCAGTTATTCCAAAATTATAAAGACCTGAGTTATCAATTATATTTTCAGATTTATATTGATTAAATGAATCATCTTCTTCATATGCTTCAAAATTGATAACACTACCGATAAGATCTAATTTAGTACAATGACCATCAGATAATAAGAACATTAAGTGATAAGGTTTCTTTTCATAGTTGTAATTACTATTAGAATAAATAGCATTATTACAACCTATAAATACAGTAGCATCTTCAATTTCTCCAACAATTCTTGCACCTAAAGATTTGATATAATCTTTTAATTTAAAAGCAGGAATATTACATCCCGGCATTACAAAAACTTTATCTCCAGTTTTAATTTGATAAGTGTCTTTTCCAAGAAGTTTTTCAGAAGCTTTATCATAATCTTCTTTTGTAGTTTTAAAAGTAATTCCTTTATATAAAGTTTTACCTTCTTCATACAAACAAGCAACCTTCCCTTTGATAAAGGGAAGGCGGCTTACTTGTAATGGATCCATAAATAAATGGGCATTATACGGCATAATTCTTATTTTACGGTTATTTTAATAATTTCTGGATTAAGAATAAGTCTGCTAAATTTAGTCTTATTACCATTGTAAATACCTTTAACTAACATGTATTTCAAATCCATAGCAAAGATATCACTAGTACCTAGTTCAGTAACACGTTTGATGATATTATCATCAATTGCATTATCTTTAGAATAATGCACAGTGTAGTTAATTAACCTAGTACATAATACGCTAGCTATGTCTGCACGGTAAGTATTATCTTTACCAATACAATCTAATAATTGTGATTTAACATTATCCCATGATTTGTTAGTTAAAACTTCATGAGGGCCAATGATCTTATCTAACTTGTTATTAATGAAAGTGGTAAACATACTAGAAAATTCAGGACCAACACTACCTTGCCCCATCATAGAGATGATAGGTAATGATTTCTCAAAATTCTGTAAAGAGGAAATACTACCAAAGAAATTGGTAATAGCCCTTGGATTACATTTTCCTTTAACTAATTCAGGTGTCATCAATAAGAAGTTAATACATCTGCCGTCCACACCTGCTTGTTCAGCATATTTTGCCCAACAGTCAATATCAAACTTTAGGTTAATAGTAGAAAACCTAGTTGTTTGTGCATCATCCATACTAGTAACTTGATAATTACCATCATCAGGGTTTGTACTAAGGATAATGGTCCAACCTTTAGGTAATTTCCAAGAAATGTAAGATTGACGGTCAATTAATTCCATACACGCCTGTAAAAAGCGTTGATCAGCTCTAGTAAAGTCATCAAGAATAAGGATTCCATTTTCTCCTTTACCTGCAATCCATTCAGGTGCACAATATGCCATACGTTTATTACCAGTAAATTTATATCCTTGGTGTTGAAATTCTTGTACAGCAGGTTCATCAATCCAAAGACATTCTTCTTCTTTACAAAGTTGGAATTGTCTAATAGGAAATCCAATTAAATCCGATATTTCTTCAATCTGAGCCAGATTTAACTTAACAAACTGCATATTTAATTCACTTGCAAGTTGTTCTATAGATGAAGTTTTACCAATACCAGCCTCACCTTCTACACAAATAGCCAAAGGCGTCTTACCTTGCTCTTGCAAGAATTTATTATTATTTATAACGTGTTTTAATAAACCTTTTAATTCTTTAGTAGTAACTTCTAATGTTTTTGCCATTTTTTCTAAGTTTAGTTTAGTTTAATTTTTAATCCTATTAAATTCTCATTTATTTCACTGGTTTCATCATGAACCCATAAAGTTTTTAATCTACATTTTTCAGGTGCTGGAGCACATCCATCAGTCATTACAATTAAAGCGGTGTATTTATGCGGATTATTATTAGCATAATCTATGATAGGGTTAAAATCTGTACCACCTCTACCATGGATTTTAATAGCATCTACATCTGTTTTAGAATAAGGTGTTATACTTCTAATTGCAGCATCACACTGAAGTATAGTAATTTGAGTTTGACCTTTTGAAATATGATGTATTTCTTTAAAGAAATC